GCCCTTTCTTTATCTGAAGGCAAATTTTCATTGTGAAACTCATTACCCATTGTTTGAATAGTTGTTTTTTGCTTTAACCATTCTGGATGAGTTTTTAAAGCTTCAATTAATTGTTCTTCCGCAAATTCAACATTATTTCCTTTAAAATATGCGATTATATCATCATATTTATCAGGATTAATATTATTACGTAAAAACGCATTTTCTCTTGTCAAATTGTTATTTGCTTCCTTCATTGACAAGTAATCATCTCCAAATGTTCTAGATTTTCTCATAAATTCATCTAGTTCATCAAGGTTAGTAACTCCGTACCTTTTGAAAAACGCATTATGCGAACGTTCAACTCGGCGTCTCATTAGGTCTTGTACTTCAGCTTTAGAGTACATTTTCTCTTGTGGCTGTTGTTCTGATGCAGCATTACCCTCTGCCATAGTCGTAGTCGGTGTATCTACTACTTGTGTTCCACCATTTTGTTGTAATTCTTGTTCATCCATTAGTTTGACCAGTTCCCTTCTGTATTGGATTAAATTTCTTGTTGCCACTTTTTAATAAGTAGCTTTGTTTTATCTATCATATTTTTTAATTTAGGTATAGCACACACACGATATAAACCGCGTAGCATTTCTAACCTATCTATATAATAGTTAAGTGTTACGTGCGCAGGTGTTTGCAATGCTCTATCACCTACTTTACGTGTTTTAGGCTTTACGCCTTTTTTAACTTCTTCCAAGCTATATTGTACAAAATAATGCCTACAATAAGGCCTTGTAACAAACCACACAGGTTTACCCGTTACCCATTGTAACGTCCTTAAATTGTGTTCTTTTGCGTATTCAAGGTCATCGCCCGTCGCTCTAGCATCATAATATAGCTTTCCTTGCCAGTCTTTATGGTCGCTAGCACTATCTTTATGCCAACTTGCCATATAAAACGGCTTTTCTTTATTTTTTAACATCTCATCTAGTAAATCTAGCTTGTTTTTATCATCTAATTTACGTACATATTGATTTATTATAGCCGTTGCCTTGTAATTATATTTGAATCTATCAAAAAATAACACAAGTGCTAACGCTAAATCATTTTTATTGTCTGCTTTTATATTTTTAGCCCGTCTATATGTGGCTTGTGCAAAATTACCAAGCACTTTGACGTTTTTAAAATCGGCAGGTTTGTCATTTATTATGCTATAATAGACTATTTCCAGGCATTTGTTCTTGGTCTTCTTCAGTTTCTTCTGGGTATTCACCATTTCCTGGTAAATTTGGGACCATTTGCTCATTTGCTTCTAACTCCTTTTGATGATTATCAAGCCAAGCGATTTCTTTAGCTTTACTTTCATCATCTATTTTATCTCCCCATAATAAATCGACATATTTTTCAGTTGATATTTCACCATTAATCCACGCAGGTCCTAAAATTTGTAATTCATTTTCAAATGATGGATTAGCAAATTCGTTATATTTAATATCAATTTCATAATCTTTCATCACAATTTCACTATTTTCTAAATATTGCTTAATATCAAGCGAAATTCTTACGATATTACGTAACATAATAGTTTCTGCATCAATTACGTTATTACGTGTCATAATAGTAACCTTTTCTTTCTCACGTTGAGCGTCTGCATTATCTTTCTTAGCAATATCAATACCCAAACTTGCAGGACTTAAAATACCCGTTAATATATAATCAAGCACATCTTTTGCTAGACCACCATATTTATCAAAATTCAAGTCTGGTTGTGTTGTTATAATATCATCGCTTAAATTACCTTCGCCGTCTGGTACACCGCTTTTTTGCACAAATTGTCTATTATATAAATTAGGCACTCCCAAGCTACCATTTACCGACCTATCTAACGCATCTGGATTATAATATTCAATTGGTGTACTTACTCGGTTAGTTTGTGATGCTTGCGACCAAATTTCATCAAGCATATCAAACATATCTAATTTACCTGCATATACCGATTTACCATATTGTGGATTTAACGGGTCATAAAAATATCTACTAGGAACGGCTAATATTCTATTATAATTAGGTATTACTAAATCTTCTAATTCACCTAATTCAGGGAATATTGATTTATCAACAGGCTCAACTTCATCACTTTTACCAAATTTGAATAATTCATATTTGATGCAGCTATTGCCGTCCTTTATATAACGTGTTTCTAATAACACATAATCTTTATCATCTTTTTTATAGAATGTCTTAAATATGATACCGATTAATAAACCTGCTTTATAAATGTATTCCACATATTCGCCGTCATAGTATTCCCATAATGGCATTTTACTTAAAGTCGTATTAAAATTAACCTTCCAAGCACCATAGCCAGCAGCTAATGTCAACGGCCTAGCTTGTTGTGTTAATTTTCTATTAAAATCATTTTCTTGCTCAATTTCATCCCAACCTTCACATTTTATATCAGGCATACCGATTACATTAGTAAGCGTTGTAATTATCATATTAGGAATACCACTATGTACACGCTTAATATTACACTCCTCTGCACTTAGACTCCAGAAATAATTACGTTTATTTCTATTATAAATCGGATTTTTAGCGAAGCTTATAGCTTGTCGTTGTGTGTAAAAATTAAGCAACTCATCACCACTACCTAAATACCAAACTTTATTAGCTTGTATTTCTTCCCTTTTAATGTCGTCATTATTAGCAATAAATGTTAATCGCCCGTCATTAGGGTTTTCTGGTAGCCTTTCGGTTTTCCGTCTTAATATTTTAGTTTTAATCCATTCTTTTAAAGTCATAGTAAATCCTCTATATCTAAATACTTGTCAAAATCTTCGTCTAAATCGTCTAATTCATCATCAAATTTAGGTATTGGAATTATTTTTTGTACCATATCATCACTAATCATTACTTTATCACCTAAATCTTTTACGTTAAAATTATAATTAAGATTTCTTTTTAATCGGCTAATAAATGATTCTTTATCATATACACGTGTTTCTTTTATATCATCTTCTAACATTTCAACACCATAATTAATTTCATTATTACGCCTATCTATTTCGTATTGTTTGTCATCCCAATCAACTATTAAAACGGGTTGTTTTTCATCCCATCCGTACATATCGCCTAATACCATCATACGATGTAAGCCTTCTTGGCCCTTATTAGCTAAATTTATCATCGGCATATCTAACGCATCACCACGCTTTAATACATCAATTAAATGGCTACTATCTTGGTCAGTTTTGCGCTGTTCTTTTAAACTTTCAACATCAGTATCAAAAATATCTTTAGCACACATTTCGTAATACTCCTGTGGTGACATCATTTGTATATCACCTTTTAAATTTTTGCTTTTGCGCATATATTCAGGGTCGGTAATAAAATTATCATAGTAAGACATCCCCGTCTTTTTAGTATTAACGTGTGTACCGATGTTAGTGCCTAATAGCTTGCCTGCGTTTTCTTTTTCCGTAAATTGTCCTAGTTCATCGCGTGGATGCTTGCTTTCATCCCACATATTAACGCTCCTTATTATTAATGCCGCCATAGTTATCGACCAGGCGGATGTCGCAGCTTACCGATGGTAAGTGTTCATTTGGTGACAGGGGGCGGACTCGAACCGCCAACATCTAGATTATGAGCCTAGTAAGCTACCAATTGCTTCACCCTGCTATTAAAATTAACGCCTTATTAAAGCGACTCAACCTATTAACCGAATACACCATTTCTAGCCGTTTAATAGGGATTACCATAATGGTATCTATTTTTAATGTTCCTTAAAATCTTTATATCGTTTAATTTTTGGTAATAATGGAATCCACGAATACTCATTAGCATTTATTGTATGGTCATCCGTGTCTTCTCTGCATCGCCCGTCTTCTGCTGCTCTTGCGTTTTTAATTTCACGTATTAAATTAGGACATTGGTCGGTCGGTGTAAATTCACCAAAAGCCATAAGTAAATTTTCAAAATCAACACGTGATTGTATTTTGTTTTTAGTACTAGCCATAAAACGGGCATTATGTAAATTGTGCTCTTTAGCTTTAGCTTCGAGTAATGTCCTAAACCCGCCAGGGTCGGCACTCTCTACATATATAGCAAATGTTCCAAATATCTTATACATATCGCGCCATTTACATAATGTAAGCACCATCTCATCAGCTATTTCTGGTGAGCCTTTTTTAATGGTTTCATTTAACGGGCTATAAAAATATTCATTAAGTGGTACAAGCCTACTATAATCGGCCGTTAGACCTGTAATAGACATTGTCATCGCACTGCGGTATCTGTTAGGTTTGTCTTTAGTATTTTTAACTAGCTTACCTTCACCATTACCCGACCCGATGTCCACACCTGCGGTGATACACGCAAATTGCATTTGCATAGCTACGTGATGCGGTATTATTAGCGAATCGTTAAAATATAAATACGTAGCATCGCTGCTATTACCCCACATACCGAGTCCTTCAACCTTATATATTTCGAAGGCCTTTTCCTTTAATTCGGCCATTGATTCATCTTTATAAGGCGAACGGAATTCATTTATACGAAATGTACTTTTATGTAAATATAATCCCTTGCTATCTTGTCCCAAGCTAAAATTAGGGTCATAATAGTCGGCGTAGTCGTGAGTTTCTAAATATTCATAATCATCTTCGAGTCGGCCCTTCCAGAATATCTCATAAATCCAGGATTTCTTGTCCCAGCCGTTCATCAGCATTGTAATTTGGCTTCCTTTACCTGTGCTATTACGTACCGAGCCGTCTATTTGTCTAAAGTCATCATAGCTTTCTAATTCTGATGCTTCTTCAAAATAAATATCGGTTAATTCACCTACTGCAAATTTAGTAGATGTAATAGCCGTCGGGTTATTGCAGCCTTTAAATATAATTTTCTGGCCTGTTGCTTTATACACGATTTCAGCAGGGCTTTTACGAATTGTAAAATAAGGTGTCAATCCCAAGCTATTGATGTTGCCGACGATATTGGGGTAAGTGGAAGTTGAATTGTTGGTATCGTCTTTACGGCACATAATGATGTTACGATTTGAATCACACAAAATTTTAAATATCGGCTCAAACCCTGCCATATTAACTGATTTTTTAGTGCTACGACCACCTTCGAAGATACGATAACGGGCATCGCAATTAGTCCACCAGCCGTCGTTATAGCCTTTACCGATGCATTGTTGTACGCTAATGTTCATCGCTAGCCTTCACATCCATATTGATGACAATCTTATCGAGTAAGATGCCACTACCTTGCTTTAATAGTTCATTTTCGGCTTTTAATTTTTCGATTTCAGCTTCTAGCTTGCGGTCTTCACCGATTAGCTTAACAATCATATCTATGGCCTTAATATCGCCCGCATTTGCTTTTTTAATTAGTGGTAACACTAACATTGCCTTGTTAGTAAAATCTTCATCCTGTGGCAAATATGGGGCCAATTTCTTCAAATTAGTTGCATCAGGCTTCATTGATGCCCAGGCTTGTAGATATTCACCCAGAGTTTTCTTACGTCTGCGTGCTTCAGCCGATGCCTTGCCACCTAGTGAACCGAATCGTTGGGCTTCTTCGGGGGTATAGTTAGGTCGGTTGCCTGCCATAAATACCACTCCTTTCATTGTTGGTTTCATTATAACACACAATCGGTTTAAGACAAAGCATTTTTTTAAAATGTAGATAGTTAGAGGGTTTTGGGCGATTTTCCTATATATTTTCTATATATTTTATTTTTCTCATAAAACTTACTAGAAAAAAAGTAAAAACTATCTAACACTCTACACTTTTGTAAAGATTATGTAAAGATTTTGTAAAGATTATGTAAAAATGTTAAAAAGTTATTGCATTTATTAAATAAAA